CAAGAGGTGCCTTGTTTGCAGAAAGGAACAAACGAGGCAGAGTGATTATGTAGCTTTTGGAGTTAGAGTCTAGCAAAGTAATTTTAAGAGCAAATGGCGTACCGTTGTGCAGTCTGTCGTACATATCGTCGTTTTCAAAGTATGCAGACATTTTGCCAGTGATTGTAAGACGATGTGGGTTAGTTTCACAAGCACCTATAACTCCAGGCCCAGTCTTAGGAGTTACGTTGTTGTTAAGCTCAAGCGATACATTCTTGATAATACAGCTACTTAAAGGAGTTCCATCAATAGCAATCTGTGAAACGTTGTAACCAGCAGAAAATACCGGAGTGGATGCAGCAGCAGTATAAGTAGCGCCGCTAGGTACAGCATCCTCAAGCGAAGTGCTCAATCCTATAAACTGATAACCGCCAGTTATCTCTCCACGATCTGGTATACTAAGCGTTAGCACGTTACAAGCCATACCAAGAAATCTGTGATACTGCCCAATGTCAGTATGACCTTGCTCAATAAAGAAAGGCTGATAAGTAGAACCGTTTTTGATAATTTTGCTAAGAGTACCGCCAGTACCCCAAGTACTCCACATAAAACCTGCAAGCAACTCATCTGCAAGTGAGTTTTCCCATTGAAACTCGAAAGTATAGCCGCCTTTTACATCCAAGCCCATGCGAATCAAGTCAGTGCTAGCACGATCTGCACGCACATGGTTGGAAGCTTTAGTCATTACCTCGCCAGCAAGATCAGCAGTCAGAAAATTGACTTTCTGCATTACAGGGCTAGTAGGAATAGTTAAAGGGGTTGCAGGGGTTTGCTTAATTAAAGCAATGTAGCTTTTAGATACGATTGCACTCATTTGTTTTCTCCTTATTGTTTAAGCTAAGCAGTCGTCGTACTGGAAAGGCACAATAACGTTTATCTGATACCATTCCCGATATTGCCCTATCCTCATAGTACTTGCAAATCTACATTTAAGTCCATTGTATTGATACAAATTGAACATTGCAGCTATATCATCAGCCATTTCGTTAGCATTCCTGGATCCGCTATTGGCAGGAGAAAATACGGATATAAGCACAATGCCTTCGCCCCTGTAACGACCGCCTACACCTATTTGCTCTGTGCTAGCCCATTCCACTTGACACCGCAAGAAAGCTTCTCCTGCATTCGACTCAAATGGAGCATTGTCAAAGTCTATTGGAGTAAGCACCCAGTTGTCGCTCAAGTGAGTTTCTATGTATCGCACAGCTTCTTCAAACATCGTATACCTTTTTTGTTAACAATTTCGATAATTTGAGTGCTACTGCTTCTAGCTGAACCCTTGTAGGAGCTACCATTGGCTGTGCTCGCATCTTAGGAGTGCCGTGTTCAAGAAATCCTACATACTCAGTATTATTGTACAAAACTACAAAAGATCCAGCCTGCACATTAACACTTATAAGAGGTTTAGGAGCATATGTCTGCTTAGAGCTCCCTTTATGTGTGCCTTCCTTAGGCTTAGTGTCTACAGCAACTTCCCAATGAGACCTTGCATATCCAGAGTCAACTGCTGTTCTTTGTATAAGAAATTTGTAACCATCGAAAGTAAGTTTCTTCAAAACATCTGCAAAGTCATCGCCACATAGTTGGCTCAAACCTTTCAAAACTTTACCTAGCTCAGCTCCCGTCTTTACTTTCTTCATCACGATGGCCGTACATGTAAAGCGTAATGGCCAGAAGCAGGATCAGTAGCAACACCTTGAACTTTCCAATTAACGTTCGCATTGTCAACTATCACATCTCCCACTTTTGGCTCAACTGCTAAAGCTAAGCTGGGGAAAATAGCAACTTTATCGATAGACAGAAAAGATTCGTCGTCACGTTTAAATTTAGGGTAAATGTTGATTGTACTTGTAATTTCGTCAAAAATAATCATAATTCCAGTATAGTCAGTAAAAGTTGTGCTAACTATACCTGTGTCTATGTCATAAGTAGCTGGAAACGTTATTGATTTATAAGTACAAGACTTCCTGATACCTCCGAACTTAGGGAAGTTTTTGTAAAGCAAGTTTTGTATTAATACTCTTGGATCAGCCATGTTAACAACGCTCTATTGCTAGGAAAGTAGTAGTACCACTGCCTTTGCAAAAGCCGTAAGGCATCAACAACGAATCCACTAAAGAGCTAGTCAGCGGATTGCCTTTCTTACTTGCTTTAAAATTAAGTTCAACAGCACCAGCTTTAAGTGCAGTAAGTGGATCATCAGCAGCTTGACTTGTAGAGCCAGTTTCGATTATTTTGTAAGCAATTTCACATTGTGAGTCTTTTATGTCCTGTGGTACAGGATCTGCATCAGGAGTTCTAGGAAAAGCTAACGACTGAGTATCGCTTACAGGGTCACCGTACCAGCTACAGTAAGCATCAAGTATTTGTCTTGCAGATACAAGAGCTGCATCTTTTTGTGTACTAGGAGTCCACAGATCAAAACCAAACCTATCAGCAAAGTATGCTGTAGCCTCGGCTTCTGTAACATAGCTATTGACACCTACTGTAGCGGTCATTTTTTCACCTTATGCCAAAGAGTTCAGGATATACAGCGGAACTCCATCAGGATACTGCTCTTTAAGTGATTGCTTTTGTTCAACAAACTCAGCAGCAACATCTTCTGCTATTTCTTTAGTTACTGCATCTTCTGCAGTAACCTTTTCCTCTACGTTAAGCTGTTTTTTAGCCATAGTTTAAGTTTCCTGCCCTTTGTTAGAGGGCAGGATTCCTTTTAGTTGTTAGTAAGCATTGCCCAGTGCAATACGACGCCAATTTGCACCAACGTTACCTGTTTTGTAACAAACGTATAAGTAAGTATCGTCAATCAGCATGTCGCCAGCTTCGCCAATGTGTGAAGTATCTACACCAGCAGTTGTAGTGCCCATAGTAGCAGCATCAAAGACATTGCTAATATGCGAAAACGTCTCTGTAGTAGCAATTGCATTACCAGCAACGCCAGCTGAACGGGCAGTAAGCACCAAAGCATCGCCTGCAAAAGCAGCTGCACAAGATACTGTAGGATGACGAGTAGTACGGCCATCAGTACCAAGGATAGTCTTGACAATGTTCTGCTTAGTTGCAGCTTCGCCAGCACCAAGGTCTATTTCGTATGCAGCATCAGCATCTGCAGTAGCTCGGAACGTGTAAACAATACCACCGATAGTCATGGTATCGCCTGCAGTAACAGGCTCAGCAATAGTTAGCGTACCCTGAGCCTGCACTCCACAAACAGCAGTTCCGGTAGTCAGGATCTTTTTGTTAATAGCTGCAGTACCTGCTCTGCCTTTAATAAGTCCTTTCGCGTCCATATGTATTCTCCTTTAACGGTTGATTGTTATTGCAGTTAATTAACCGTTAGTCTGGAGGAATGCAATGCCGATGTTCTTGCGATTCATTACTCGATTCCAGTTAGCAGCCAAAGCCAGCTCAGCAAGAGTAGCAGAAAGAGCAGCCACGTTGCCGGAAATGAACGAAAGGCCTTTCGGATGCATAATTACAGAACGACGAGTATGGATAACATCCTGACCGCCACCGTAACCAGCACCAGGGATTCGATCAGTCTCGGACGGAAACAGCAAACGACCAGCACCGTACTCAAAAGCACCCTGAGCAAAAAGGATGGTAGTATAAGTAATGCGGTTAACGCCAGCAGCAGCAGGCATACCGTCGTCCACGATTACTTGGTAGCCCAAGTAAGTAGGGATCATTACTTTGCTGTCCGAAGTGGGGATGTAGTCAATAAGGTTCTGCTTCTGCAATTTAGTGTAAACCACAGAATGCATAGCAATAGCAACCAGATTTTCCTTAGCATCGCCCATAGTCTGAGCAGCATCCAGAACTACGTCAGCAGAAATGCGTTCTGCATCAGTGATAGCACCAGCATCATCCGTAGAGACTTTTTTCAGCATATCGCTGCCATCGTTAGCTACGTTATCGGCAAGAATGCCGAGAGCCGATTGGATAATGCGTTTCTGCTCCTGAGTAGCCCAGTAACCGCCGATTTTAGCAGTAATTGCAGCCATCGGATCTTTAAGAGCCAACTCACGAGCCACGTCCATAGTGGACCAAGCACGGTGCATCTTAGCAAGACGATAAATCATCTTCGCAGAGCTGATTTTAGCCGGAGTGCTCAAGTGGGCAGGATCGTCGTCCACATACTCAGGCTCAGTAGTAGCAAGCTGCGAGAAAAACGGCATTTCGCCAATGTTGCCGCCCTGAGAAGCCATATCCGAAACAAGCGGATTGTTAACGATAACACCAGACTGCAAAAAGCGATTCTGCTCAATAGCAGCCTCGTCAACAGCAGCATTGAATACCAAAGGGTTATAAATGTCAGTAATCTGAGTAACAGCCATTTTTGTATCTCCTTAACAAGTTGTTTAAAAAGAAAAAGCGGTACCTCCCACTTTTTCACAAACAATAGGCGACAAGGGACCCGCAGGAGGGTGAGGCTAGCCTATTGAAAAATGACAAAGCGAAAGATACCGCATTCAGCGGAACGTAGCAATGGTCCACCATTAACTACTTATCTTTTGGTCCTTTAGTCCAGAATCACTCTGCAACTAAATTTCCACAACATTTTGGATTCACAGAGCTCAGTATCACACTGTCTCTGCTGCACCCTAATTATGAGCTGCTTTCAGCTGAGTATAAAGCTGTGGATTGCTGTTAGCAAGCTTAGACTGCTCAGTAATGCTGTATTCGGGTGATTTTTTGTCAAAAAACTTAGCAAAGTCAGCACCTAAGTGACCGCCGCCAGAACCAGGAGCTCCAGATCCACTTAGGCTTGACCTTAGTATTGCATCTTTGCTTGGGTACTGTTCCAAAATAAGTGTCAAAGCCTCGTCAAACCCAGCAGCTTCGCCAGGCTTCTCTTTAGAGTAGATTACGTTGCCTTTTGCGTCTTTAGCAACACCGTCAGCATCAAAGTGAGCACCGAAAACTTTAGCAGCAATGTCAGGAGTTAGTACAGTTTTCTTTACAATGTCTGATGTAGCAAACTTAGACAGAACTGTAGCTGAGTACAATTTGTCAGAAAGTTCTTTATTTGCTTTTTGTTCTGCCTCGAGTTTTTCTTGCCAAGTAGTGTTTAAAGCAGTTTTAAGCTTTTCTACTTCAAGTTTGTGATTATCGCCAAGACTTGCAACCTGAGTAATTGCATCTTTTGCAACTACAGGGTCAATGCCTTCAAATTGTTCAAGAAGTTTTGCATTTGCTGATGCTTTCTTACGATGTTCAGCAGCTTCAGCGTGTAGCTGAGTAATTGTCTTTTGAGCATTTATGGCATCAATTGCAAACTCTTTGCCATCGTCATCAATAACTGTAGGTTTTCCGTCTTTAGCGACAATATTACCTTTTTCGTCAAGCAAGTACTTCATAATGTCCTCCTGTTGAGTTTATAAGATCCCTTATATGAAGCATACCATAAATAATTGATATTGTCAAGAATTATTTTCATACGTATAAAAATAATTTCTAACAATATCAATGAGCTAAGTTTAGCTGACATTACATAAATGAACTGTATATAACTACAGCTCATTTCTGAATATTCAAACCATAATCAGTTAAACTTTGCTTTATTCTTTCATTAATGAAATAAGCTGATCCTTTTCCTCTTGTGACATGTCAGCTAACTCCACTATGCTGGTATCTCCATCCTCTCCTGTTTTGCTAGCATATTGCTCATCCAAGCCTTTGTATTCACCGTAAGTAATTGATTCTTCCATTATTTTTTACCTGTAGTTACTGTGTACCATTTCATCCACTTACTATACATATCTTTTGTCATATAAAGTAAGCGACCATTATCTGGCGACTCTACAAAACCTATACTCTGATAGAATCGTATACCTTCAGGAGTAGCATATAGTGCAACTTTTCCTGTTCTTGTTTTAGAAGCAACTTTAAATATGTCGTACATTACAGACATGCCTGGTGTTACTTTTCCATCAAACTTGCCTATAGAGCCTAAAGTCTCAACAAAAATACCGCCCTGGAAGTCGCTATATGCAGCAGCACCTGCTATAGCACCATCTGCACCAAATACAACAGTACCTTTGTAACCTTCCTCTATAAGCTCTAGTGATCTTTTAACATATCTGTAATTACCTGCTTTATGGACAGGTACTGGTTGACTATCCAACTTTTCTAATAATTCAGGAGCTTTATACTTAAAGCATGATTTACTCATCGCAATTGTCCGATATAGATAAAGTTTTACCTAACGTTCCTTTGGACTCTTCATCGAAAAGACTAGCTGCACCTATGTCTGAATAATCATAACCTTTCTTTATAGGCTCAGCTATTGTAAACGATACTTTATTTAAGTCCTCTAAAAGTATCAAGTTGCCTTTATTGTCAACCATATCCACTAGTTGCAACTTACCTTCCCTGTATAACTGTGCTCGTCTAGGCCCTATTGCATTGTCCTGAAATTGTGGACCCCTGCTTGCAAACCATTCGTGGTAGGACATATCAGTCCTGCCTTGCTCTATTTTCTTACCTTTTTCGTCTTTAACAAACCAAGGAGAATATGCTTTTTCCATTTCATCAATGTCAAAGCCCATTTCTCTCCATGTTTTTGTTACAGGCAGTAAAATGCATCTGCAACGTACGTGTAAAGGGCAAGGAGGTCTGCTATAATCGTCTGTTTCCCACTGCGAGCCATCTAAAGCAATACATCTAGGGCAAGTACCTCTGCCTGTTTTAGTATTGCCGGCTTCAAGTATTGCAGACCATTCAACTTTTTCTACAATATCCTTGTTTGCTGCATATACGTCCTCTTGTGCCTTTACAGCCATGCTTTGAACATATGTCTTTACTACTGACTCTAAGTCTTTTGCATCCTTAGAGCCCTTAGGAATGCTCAGTTCGTTCTGTAGTCTCGAAACAACAGCAGCAAAGCCTTTACCCTGTATCCTACCTGTTGTTATTGCTGCTTTTATTTCGTCAATATCAGGAGCTAAAGCTGAACCGATCCATTCGTCTAGCTTTTTGCCACTAAGTGTCTGCTCAGTAACAAGTTGCTTAATACTTCCAATACCCATGCTGACATTGTCAAAGTCTTTTACTCTGCCATCCCAAGACGTTATGTTGTTGATTTGCTTATAAGAAAATGCTCCTGCTTCAGCAATGTAGCCTGCAGCTTTAGTGGACAAATTCTCAGTAATTGCTTGATGCATGAGTTGAGCCTCCTCTAGCATAGCAATAAGCCTACTATTTGTCCACAGTCTTGCTGACTTACCTTTAGCTGCTTTTACTTCATTCAACAACTTATCAGCAGCTGTTTTATAAGTAACTTTAAGGTCCTTTAGAGCCGCCTCTTCAAAAACATCAAGACGGCTCCTCATGTCCATTATTCTTGCAAGGACTATTTCTTCTTGCCTAGTCATGTTTAGACACCAGGTGTAGTGGTAGCAGTATTACCAAACAACGTACCTTGCAAGTTTGTACCAGTTGCTGTACTTCTAGCTTCATCGTCAACCTGGTCCTTTATGTCATCCCACAACAGGTGCTCATCGACAATACCCCTTCGCCTGAACTCATCGAAAGTTGCTTGGTCAGACAAAATACCTTGCTCGTTAGCTTTAAGCAGCATTGCCAGCTCAGAGTCATTGGATATGCCAAAGTTGTACTCTTTGTTGACTTTTACACCTTCAGCAGGAAATTCCCTACCTCGCATCTTTTCCATAATCTCAAATGCTACTTGCAATGCTGTCTCAAACTCAACAGCCCATGTTCCAAGTGAGCTCTGGGACTCTCCACTTGTAATGGCTTTCTCTGTAGCAGTCATGTTGCCAGACCGTGGTATAAGTTGCTGTAATCCATAAAGAGCCATTTTATTCTCAATGCCCTTTAAATCGTTGTCGCCAGCAGCTATTGAAGCTCCTTGAATTTCTACAAATTTCAAGTCAGCTTCATCCTCAGTAGAGCTAAGCATAATGCTGCTACCAACAGGCATTTTTTCTCCGGATATATGCTTACCGAAAAGTATAGGTACTCTAGCTACATGCAATATGTTAATTTGGTCAGAGTTCGACCTCCAATGTCTCAAATTAAGCTCAGCAAGGTCCATAAGCGGAGTTTCGCCTGACACCATAGTCCATTCCTCGCCAGGTATAAAAGAAACTAGCGGAATACCAGGGTAGGACAGTTTACCTTCCCTTATTTTTACATAAGGACCAGAATCACTCTGCTCATGCAATTCCCAAGTACCATCATTCCTAAATAGTCGTATTCTATAGACTATTTTTGTACCATAAAGACCATCTGGCTTTGTTGTAGTCTCACGAATACGAATATGCTCTAACTGTCCGTTTTCGTCAATGCGATAACCTATAAGATCCTCAGGTAATACCTCCTTAAAATAAGGACGAATACCTAAAGCTTTTTGTGCTTCCACTGTAACAGCTTCTCCGGCTGGCACATACTGTGTATCCACAAGAATGTGTGAGACACCTTTACCCATTCCATTAATAAACAGTCTTTTTGCAAAAACATGAATAGAGTTCTTTTTACCGTCAATATCGTTTGACATATCAACTACTTCTTGGTCTACTTCCTCAGAAAATATAACATCCGACTGAAATATCTGTCCTGCCAAGAAGCTGCATGTTTTTCTGTATGCATTCAGCAATACAGACTCCCTAAGGCGTTTATCATAACCTTCCTTAGTCTCAAGTGGGTATTTAGTAAGAAACTCCTCTGCAGCCTCTTGCATGCCTTTAGTACCTCGCATAAGTGCCCTTGGCAGCAATGACTCCGAAAGCCAGTATACGTAGTTAAGCGAAGGGTAGTCCACAGAGTTCTTGTCAGACGTCGTAGTTGTATTGCTCATAGTAAGTGCTCCATTGAAAGTGCCCTCGTAACTGAGAGCTTTATTGGGTACAAATAAGAAATTGGATAACTGCCAGCATCTGTGATGTCGTCCATCTTTCCTTCGCCTTTAGCAGGCATTCCATTACTGTCATAAACTTGCTGTTCTAATGCATCTGCAAAGTTCTTACATTTTGTACTATTTACAAATAAAGTTCGTTCTTTCTTGCCATTGCAGAATTTAGCATTTGTAGCCATAACCCTATCTTTTACAGTAGGATTTTTGCTATTCTTTACAACCTTAAAGCCTGCTTGACTTAGCAAAGCTAAATCAGAAGTAGTTGCATTTACAGACTTTCTTGAACTACCAGAAGCATCAGGATACACCTCAATTGGGTAACCGCTATAACGCTCATTTAGTACCCTAATTGTATCAGGAGTATCGTAGGAGTTAAATATCTCGTCAACTGCGTGCAAATTGCCTTTTCTTTCCACATAAACAACAGCACAACCTCTACCTACGTTGAAGTCCATGCCTACAATAAGTTTATCCTTTTTCTGTACTTCTTCGTTGCTATCGTTCAGCTCGCGAGAGTAAGCAGACCACACTGGCATTGACACTAAGTTTACAAATACACCATTTATGTAAGCTTCAATCAATTGCTCAGGGTAGTTAGCCTTAAGTTCTGATATGTAGTCCTCTGGCAGGTTGCACTCGTTGGAGTAAGTGGACATCTGCACTAAATGGCTGTTAGGTAGTGGATTTTGTTTGAAAAGTTTGTAAGTTGTCTTAAAGCCCTCAGGAGTAGTTGTCAAGAACATTTGATTTGATTTATCTGGGCATTTCTGCCTGCATCTAGCTTTTGCCTTTCTCCATACTTCCAGAGCTTTGTCCTCAGGTAAAATGTCCAACTCATCCAAATAAGCATCAAGTACTTCAAAGCCTACAATCCTCCCAGGGTGCTCCATAGTTCTGCAGAAAATTTTACCATAGTTTCCAACATGTACAGTATGCTCAGCTCTGTTGATATAGCAGCTAATTCCAAGACTATCAGAAAACTCCTCTATTTTTGGATACCATATGTCACGAATAAGCGGAAATGTAGGTGCAAGATACAAATGGCTGTATCCTGGGGTTTTAAGCATAGTAGAGAAAAGCCTGTACATGGCTATATCCGTCTTACCAGCACCGAAGCCTGCAACAGCTGCAACGGACTTAGCTTCAGATGTAAAGAACTCAGCCTGTGGCTCAGAGAGTATCAAATCCATGATGTATTCCGCACTTAGGACAATAAAGGCCTGTTTTTAGTACATAAAAGAAATCGTTGTCACAAGAACAAACATATCGTTCACAGTCAGGTTTAAACAAATATTTAAATATGCCAGTGAACTTCATACATCTAGGACATTGCAAATGGTCCACACCTATAGGAGCTACGGATACCCATTCATGCTTACAATATAGGCACAATGTAGGGCCAGTAGCATGTTCTAATCGTTTCTCCTTTTCTTCAATAAAATCTACTATTTCCGCCATAAATCACCAATTTTATCTTCAATTGAAATTTAATGATAATAATTCTCAATAAAATATTCAATAATATCAACTACTTATAGATAGCTTTTTAAGATAAAAAATTGAGCTGAAAATGATATAAATGATTGATATTATTGAATAAGTTATAAAATTAGCCTCGCCAGGTTTTGATGAAAAAATATCATCTGAATGATATATCATATATAATCAGCCACAATCAGCTAAACTTTGCTTTTCTATTATTAATTTAGCCCAGATGATAAATTCCCTTTCTTCTAATTGAATAAAGCCGGTTTTAAGTCCAATGTTCTTTGCAGATATAAGAAACTTCCACGAATTACCATTTTGTCTAAACATTACGACGGGCACCATGTTATGTAAGCTGGCTGCAGTTGTTACTTGCAACCACCAATCACGTAATGCAAGTGTTTGACATCTTTTGACTTCTAAAGCAAAAGGGTAAAAACCAGTAAGATCAAAGCCACCTTCTCGCACCTGTTCTAAGTTTCTTTTTGGAGTTTCAGATAAGTTGAATTTCGTCTGCAACCACTTTGCTGCTTGTCTCTCCCCTGCTGCTCCCTTCGCTCTGCTGTTTATCACTGCTTTCCCTCACTCGCACATTTAGTATAATTCCGTTAAATTCGTCAGGCACAGGATTTTTGTCAAACAAATTTATCCACACAGCACCAATCTTACGCCTGGATGTTTCCAATGCAATAAGTGCCCTGGCTTGGTCCATTACAGTTTTTCTGTTCATCGCGTTTCGTTAAGCTTTTGGATAGCCTCGAGAAGTTGCGGCAATTCTTCAATGTTTTGTTTAGTTTGCAAAACGCTCATGAACTTCATGCCGTCGTCCAAACTCATTTTGCCTTTTCCTATTGCCTTAACAATGTCGCCCACTGTCGCTGCTTCAATGTTTGTCAAGTCAGAGGCTTTCAGTATAAGTTGCTCTATAATACCCAAAGCACTGGCTACGTGATATGCTGATTTGCTAGTAAACTGGTCCTTTTCTCCTAAAACGATAGCTATGTATTCGTCAAGGAGCTTCAGCGCACACTCTTCAATAAACTTCTTTCTGATAAGTTCTGCACTCATAGTGTTGCTCCGGTTGTTGTTAAAATATTCTGCTAATTACGGAATGGTTCATTTGGTTCAAAAAATTCAATTTTATAACCTATTGATTTTATTAAATAAAAATTTTATCAAATTTATCTAATAAAATCAATAAGTTAAAAAAGTTAGACATGGTTAAAACTTTCACTCACTGATTTTTAAAAGCTGAAACGTATTTTAACTTTTTACTCAAACTTTGCTTTTGGTTCATTTGGTTCAAAAAATTCAATAAAATATATTGAATAATATCAATGATTTAACAGCTGTTCAAGAAAGTTCAATTTATTCAATAAAATCAACCACTTGTTCATTTGGTTCAGATTTTTATATATAATTTTTTTAAGCTGTGGTTCAGCCCTATATAGATATTCATATGAATAGATTAAGTCAATTTATTGATATATATATATATATTTGAAATCATATAGGGCTGAACCGAGCTTTTTATTTTTTAGGGCTCATTTTCTGAACCATTTGAACAAGTCATTGAAATCATTGAATATTTTTCATTTTTATATGCTGCTGTTAAGTTATTGAAATCATTCAAGAAATAAATTCTTATTTTTTGAACCATCTGAACCAAACGCACCATAATCTAACCTTCCATAGCATCTATTTTGGGATTTAAATATATCTTATTATCAATAATTACAACAATATTGCACTGTACTAACAGCTCCAAACCAGCATCTATATCTCGTGGATTATCCGATCTTTTGTAGTTAATAAAATTCTCATATCTTGCAAACGTTATACCACCTATAACTTCAGCCCGTCTTGCTCCGTTAAACAGCTTAAGCAATCTTTTGGCTTCAACAATAGCAGTAACACGTTCCTTTATCTCGTTTTCGTTAGCCTTTTTCTGTATCAAGTACTCCAGAAACATGCTAACACAATTAAAGAATGATTTGTCCGCAATATGCTCTTTTGTGGATAAAAATGTTCTGTGGTTCTCATACGCGTACAAAGTGCCTGCCATGATATATGCAAGCATCAAGCATTTATTAAGAAAGCCTTCTTTGCCTTCCAGATCCATGCCTTCGCCATATCGTTCCCATAGTTTGTTAAATATGCCTATGGAGCACTGTGTTCCATTATCATCAACAGTGATTTTTGTTACCGGCTTTATAAGTTGCAGAGCTTCAGCTTCATCAGTCTCGTAGTGGAAGTCAGCTGCCCTATCGTCAAATGTTGCAAATTTTTCTGTTATTGCCCAGTATTCTTGCAAGTCATTTGTATTGAGCTTTATGTTTTCTGCAGTTTTTCTGGTGTTTGCATAATCTATTGGAGCCCAGTAAAGAGCTAATATCCTTGCAGCCATACCAGACGAATATATGGAGTTGTTGTTGAGGAACTGTGACTCATATATGTCTGGTTGCACAAATATAATGGAGGAGGCTACAGGTCTGTAGGATACTGCCTCCTGACTTTTTCTATCATATCTGTACATGCTTCCAGTCATTGCTCGTAGAGCAAAATCGTTGGATGCTTTGGAGGAGTTATACTTATCGGACCAGGATGTTATTACGCCCTGACCTTCTTCAGCTACAAAGTTTGCAATGCCGCCTGCTTTGAAAGCTTTGTTAATTGCCCTTTCTTGCGTTATGTCATCAACAAAAGAACCTGGTACCCTTTCGTTTACTAAGTTGTATAGTTGTTTGTCTAAGTCGTTGGCATTGTTGAGAGTATTGAAGATGTCCTGAATGCTGCTAGGTTTTCCGGAGCGATCGGTGCCTCTATCATTTTTTGCTATTTCCTGCTTTATCTTTAATATTGCACGTTCTTTTAAGGACCTGTCCTCGTTGTAAGCATTTACTAAAGTTTGCTCACCTTTCAGGAAGCCTTTTAGAACGATATCGTATACTTTGGACTTAAAGCGACCGGACTTAGCTACACAAAATATGCTCATGTGGAAAAAGTTTTCCAAGTCAACGGAGCCACATTGGATAAGGGCTTTGCGGTTGATGGACATGCATATAACTACGAGCATAATTGGGTAAATGTCGTTTACTGACATTAAGTTAAAATCTGCAACAGCTTTCGCAGCTTTAACTAAGGATTTTGGAAGTATGTGGCTAGGAAACTCAGTCTCTGCATACATTGAGTCAACTAGCGGCAGTGGAGTAGGGTCCGGCCACTTAAATGTGTCAATGTCTATGTCTACTCGTTCACCGACTTTTGCTTTTGCTGATTTTATGAACTTGTCTATTTGGCTATATGCATCCTTGTATCTGGCAGTGTTTGCTGCAAAGACGTCAGGATGGATTATCTCAAATAGTTGTTCTATGTTTTGGCGTATTAAGGGCTCCCTATAGCGATGTGTCCAGTGCATTATTAAGGAGTTCATGGATGGGGATATGGACTCAGCAGTAGCAAAGTCCATTATTGCTTTAGCTAAGTTAAAATCAGATGTTGGATTATCCTTCGTGGATCCAACGTTTTCGATAAGTTGCGAAGGAGGGTAGTTATCTTGAATTTGCTCCCACTCGTAGTAGTTGGTGTTTATTTCCACTACTTTGCAAATTGACCCGTTTCTGTGTCTAAACGTAGGCAGGCGCAGGACTCGCGAAGGGTCGTGTATTGCTGGGTCGGATTTATAGAGTTGGATTAAAGACTTTTGGGTATCTGTCCAAGTCTTTAAGTCCTTTGTGGATGTAAGCCAGTAGTAGTGGTATTTACCTGGTGAGGATTCCACTATAATGGATGGTTTTAGCTTGTGGATAGCTATAGGCCCTGTTGCTGATGGGGTATCCATATCTACGAATACTGCCCGGGCCTTTTTTATGTCTGCTTTTAATCTGCGGTTTGTTTTAGATTCGTTAACTGTGAAATATACTTCGTACCCTTCGTCGTTGTAACGTTTTAGGGAGTCGTAGCAGTTAGTTATGTCGTCGCATATATGCCTAACATCCCCATTTTTAATTAGGCAAAAGATTTGTTTTCCTGGAAAGTTGAATAAGAAACTTGACAATTCCTCCGGTACGTACATTCTTTGTTCTCCCAGCCCC